GCAAATTTTGATTCACAAAATTTTATTATTTCAAATATAAAGTTATCTTTACCGTACTCTAATATATCATTATTAAGCTCTCTTGAAGATGATGTGTATGTTCTCCAATCTGTCTCACACACCCTACAACGCTTATTTTTCTTACCTTTAAGTGGAGCTCTCTTTTTAACAGTTGTACACTGCTTCTTTCCTATATACTGTCTATTATTAACCTTACAAGTAATTCTGTAAATAAAACCAAAGGGTATATCTTTTTCTAAAGATAAGGTAGTCGTCCAGTGTCCTAAATTCATTATTTTTTAATCTTTTTACGACGCTTCTTACGCCGTGTTTTACGATTTTGAGTATTTACCTTACCCGCTCTTGAAATTACTGACTTACCGGTCGGTATTCTCGAGTCACCAGGTGCGTAGAAATCTGAGCTGGTAATATTATTAGATGAAAAACCACCTACTGACCCACCTACAGCATCACTTGAGGTCATATCCTCATAAAAAAAATCCTTAAAAGTTATAGTTGATTTAGCCACTTAATTATTTATTATTAATATATGGATTTGCTATTACGATATAGGGAGGAAATAGCCAAAGACTTAATAGTAGATGACTTTAATATTAAAGACGTTCAACAGAGATTACCTGCCCGTAAACATTTTTGGGTTGCAAGACTTATTGATACTAAAATTGAGTTAAATAACCTAATTAAACTTAAGAAGAGATTAAAGTTAGTTCTAATTAAAAAAATATCTGCAGAGTCTACTGTTAGTTTATCACAGGCAGCTTTGTCAAATGCAGTTGATAATAGTGAAGAAATAAATAAACTAGATGATAAGATTAAGGATTATGAATTTATTATTGAATATTTAGAAAAGACAGATAAAATAATGAATAATATGCACTGGGAAATTAAAAATATTATAGAAATTCAAAAGCTTGAGCAGTTATGATATCCTTTAAGCATACTAAGCATAGTAATAAAATTATATTACAGTGTCAGGATAAAGATATTTTTAATAATATACGTGAACACTTTAGCATCAAAAATACTGGTGCATCTTTCGCGAGGAGAAAGTTTGGAGGTAGGTCCTTCTCTATTAAAGATAGAAAGTATGCCATTACCCCTACAGGTAAATTCGATATAGGTTTATTCTATGAAATTGAGAAATATATTATAGATAAACAAATTGTTTCAGATGTTACAGTTGATGATAGTGTAACTAATTTATTAAAAATTGGTAAATCGTATGAGGTTTATACTAGATTTAATAAGCAATTAAGGGATTATCAAATTGATGTTATTGATAAAGCCTTAAAGTTAGGCTGGGGTACGTGTGTATTGGGTACTGGTGCAGGTAAGACACTAGTAACAGCTGCATTAATTGAAAATTATTATCTAAATAGTAATAATAAAAATACATTTAAGTGTTTAGTTGTTGTTCCTGACTTAGGACTCGTCACTCAAACATATAATGAATTTTTAGAATCAGGAATATCATTTAGTGTCACTCAGTGGACAGGTAAAAAACAACCAGATTTTGAATGTAATGTTATAATATGTAATATGGGTATATTACAGTCACAATTTAGTCAAAATGAATGGATAACGTTTGTGGATTTACTTATAGTTGATGAGGCTCATAAGATTAGATCCGATAATAAGGTAAGTAAAATTATATCAAGTATAAAAACACCTAATAGGTACGGATTCACAGGAACTCTGCCTGAGGATGACTACGAGAAATGGTTTATTATGGGTAAGTTGGGACCTGTTATTTACGAAAAAAGTAGTTTTGAGTTGAGATCTGAGAGCTATCTAACTAATGTAGATATAAAGATTATTAAACTGGTATATAATAAACCCACCATACCAAAAATTACAGATAGTAAATATCGAAATGAGTTAGAATTCTTATATACAAATAAAAGTAGAAACATCTTCATACAAAAATTATGTTATAAACTTAATTATAATACATTAATACTAGTAAATCATATTAATCACGGTGAATATCTATATGACTTAATTAAATCAACATCCAGTAAGCAGGTTTTTTTCATTAGAGGAGCTGTTGAGGTGGAGGAAAGAGAGCGTATTAAGCAGTTAATGGAGAAGTTTGATAATATTATATGTATTGCTATAAGCGCTATATTTTCTACAGGGGTAAATATTCATAATATACATAATATTATGTTTGTAGCTGGTGGAAAATCATTTATTAGAACTGTTCAATCTATAGGTCGTGGTTTAAGACTGAATAGTAATAAGGAAAAATTAGTTATATATGATATATGTGATAACTTAAAGTATAGCACTCAACATAGCTTAAAGCGCAAGGATATCTATATAAAAGAAAAAATTAACTATATTGAAAAAACAATATTAATATAAGTTAATAATAAGTTGATTTAGATACAGCAATATATATCATAATTATATGTCAAAAGAAAACTATTATATTGAGCCTGCGGTATTTATGGCCTCTCTCAAGAAATATTATGATTCAGACATAATGACTGATGATCTAGCGGAAAATATTAAAAAAATAGTTTATGGATTGAGCTATAACAGCTCATTTATTAACTATACATTTAAGGATGATATGATTGGTGATGCTTTAATAAAGATGTATTCAGCGCTAAAGGGTAAAAAATATAAATTTGAAACAGGCTCAAATCCGTTTGCTTATTTTACAACTATTGCCTTTAATGCCTTTGTAAATAGAATAAAAAAAGAAAAAAGACACTACGAAGCAGAAAAAAACTATAGAGAGCAAGTATATGAGGATCTTATGACGGATCCAACAGCGTGTGAAAACTCCATATATGTTAAGCCTGTAAATCATGACGGGGATTATGATTTTTATGATCAAGATTAACAAATCAAAAGTATGTATAATTTCCGATTTACACTTAGGCGTACATACTAATAGTACACTATGGCATGAAATTGCTGTATCCTGGGCTAAGTGGCTATCTGCAGAGCTTGATAAGCGGAATATCAAAGATATTATATTTTGTGGTGATTGGCATCATAACCGAAGCGAAATTTCGGTCAATACACTACAGACATCTGCAGATATTTTAAGAATCTTAGAGAAATATAATAAAATTATGATTCTTGGTAATCATGATATCTATTACAAGCATAGAATTGACGTTAATTCTTTATCTATATTTAAAGACCGTAAGAATATTACTATTATTGATAATATTTGTACAATAAATGCTTTCGATAAGACTATTACTTTGTGTCCATGGAATACTTCCATAGATAATATTCCAAAAAGCGATATAATATTTGGTCATTTTGAGATAAAGTCCTTTAAAATGAACGCATACAAAGTATGTGAAGAAGGCCTGGGTATTAACGAGTTACTTGATAAGAGCTCATTAGTAATATCAGGGCATTTTCATCATCGACATGAAAAAGTATCTGCAAAAGGTACAATATTATATGCAGGTAACCCGTTTCAGATGGATTTTGGTGATGCAAATAATTCCAAGGGGGCTTATATCTTAGATCTTGATGATTTAAAATATAGTTTTATAGAAAATGATATATCCCCTAAATATCATAAGATATCGCTTAGTGAATTAGTAAAATGCGGTAAGATTACTGATGATATTAGGAATAAGCTTAATAATAATATAGTTAAACTCAAAATTGATAGAAATATATCTCAAGAAGACCTTTCAATTCTAACATCCAAGTTAAATCAACTAAATCCTGAAGTCTTAACACTGGATTATGATATTGGATTTAATAAAATTAGTGATAATCCCCTATCTAAAGATCTTTCTGGAATTGATATAACTCAAGCAATAGCAGAATTTATTAATTTACTAGAAATAGATTGCAAAGCAGATATTCTTGATTACACTTTAGATTTATATAATAAATGTAGTATATGAAGAGTGTTATCTTTAAGAAAATTAGTATCCAAAACTTTCTATCAGTAGGTGAAGACCCTGTAGTTATTGAGTTTACTAAAGGACTACACGTTTTAACAGGTAATAATCTTGATAAGCCGGACAGACAGAACGCAGTCGGTAAATCGTCTATGGCAGATGGTATATATTTTGCTATATTTGGAGATACTCTTAGAGAAATTAAGAAAGAGTTAATTACAAATAATATAACTGGGGGAAGAACACAGGTAGAGTTAGATTTTGATGTAATATCATCAAAAGGAACTGATAGTTATAGTATAATTAGAACTCTCTTACCGAATAAGGTGTCCATATATAAAAATGGTATTGATAAAACACGGGATAGTATTGCTAATACTACAAAATATATCTGTAATGTACTAAGTGCCTCTCCTTCTATATTTCAAAACTGCGTAATAATGACGGTTAATAATGCAGTTCCGTTTATGGCTAAAAATAAAGTCGAAAAACGCAAATTTATTGAGGATATTTTTGGTATGGAAGTATTTAGCCGTATGATATCCTCTCTGAGGCAGGAATATAATGAACTAAAGAAAGATCACGAAGTACATTTATCTAGACTAGATGAAATTCATAACTATACTAAGACATATAATACACAAAGAGATCTCGTTATTAATAGACGAGAGGAGAAACTTAAGCTCTATAAAGAAAGACAGTCAAACAACAAAGATAATCTCAGGACTCTACTAGTAGAGAGAAACAATGCACTAGTAGACGAAAGTGTTTTAAGCAACGCTGAGTTAATTATACATAAGTTAGATAATAAACTATGTGAGTGTGATAATAAGATTAATAACATACGTGAGATTAGTGGGGGTAAGCGAGTAGAGGTCAAGCTTCTTATAGATACATACAAAAAAATAGGTACTGATACCCAAAAGTGTCCTGTGTGTCTTAAGTCAATAGATGACCATGATAAGGAAGTTATTAATCAGGAGAAGGTTAAGCTAAAAGCAGATATAGCCATATTTAAGGATGAAATTGATGCTTTGGCTGAATCGCTCGAAAAAATTATTTTAATAAAAGAAAAGACTAAGAAAGCTATACAGGTTAAGAGTAATGATCTTAATAATATTAAATTAAAAATTAATAATACTAATAACATTAACCAAAAAATTGATCAGATTAACAAGTGGCAAGAGGAATTAATAGAAGATATAGCGTCAATTAATATATCTAATACAGAGTTTGATGACTTAATCAAAGAGACGGAAGAAAGATTACTAGAACTAGAGGAAACAGTTAAGGTCTGTGCAAAAAAAATTAGTCAGTTAGATATTGTTAAGTATGTAGTAAGTGAAGAAGGGGTTAAGTCATATATAGTTAATAAATTACTTGAATTACTTAACTCTAAATTATTTTTCTATATTAAAAAATTAGATTCTAACTCTGTTTGTATATTTAATGAATATTTTGAAGAACAGATTCTTAATGAGCAAAATAAAGTATGTTCTTACTTTAATTTCTCTGGAGCTGAAAGAAAGTCCATCGACCTAGCGTGTTTATTTACGTTTTCCGACATAAGAAGAGTTCAGGGTGGGGTTAGCTATAATATAGCTATATATGATGAGCTGTTTGATTCATCGTTTGATGAAAAAGGTATAGAGTTGATTACAGACATACTAAAAGAGCGAGTTGAAATGTTTAATGAGTGTGCAATAGTAATATCTCACCGTAAAGAATCAGTCAAAGCTGTAACTGGTGAAGTTATATATTTAGAAAAAAGTAAAGGTATAACCCGTCGAGTTAATTATAGTGATTACTAGTTGATATAGTAGTATTTTTATGTATATATATAAATAATATGATTTGCGTACCATTGTTTCCGCCACCAGTTATAGATCCATATGGTAATAATTTATTTAATGCTTTTGGTGTATTTGAGCAACAGCCACCACAACCACAGCAGCCAATAGAGCTTTCATTGCCGAGATATGTTAACTATTTAGCTGACTATAGCGGCTGCGGTTTCTGGAGAATTTTATGGCCTGAATTATTAATTAACGCATCTGGAATAGGA